CAGTTGGTTACGCGACGTCCAGGTCGAGGATGCGACCGTACTGGCCCAGCACGGTGTCGCTTTCCTTGGTCGAGTCGAGGTAGAGATCGCCCTTGAGCGGGAAACTCGCGATGCCGCTCTCGGAGATCAGGTCAAAGCCGTCCGTGGGCAGCAACTTGACGCGGTACAAATCCACCAGCACCAGCTTGTTGCTGTTGGCGGTGTTGATCCCGATGAACCGCAACCAGCGCTCCGGCGCCGCCGTGGTGAACATGTTGATGTTGGTCGCGGCGCCGTTGCTGTACGCCGCCTTGATCGGCTGCGTCAGGCTGGAGAGGCTCAGGATCTTGATCATCCCGGCCTTGGCAGGTCCGACGAACGAGTAGTGCGTACCCTCGACGAGAGTCGTCGGGCTGCCAGCGCTGTCCGTGAGCACGACGCTGGTCGCGGGCGGCTTCTTCAAGGCCACGATGTCACCAACCGCGACGGTCGGGAATGCCTCGTTGGTGACGGTGCCCGACGCGATGGTGGACTTCGCGCCATAGAGCGCGAGCGCCAGCACGCTCAGGTCCCAGTCGGTTGCCGTGAAATCGACACTCGCCTCCTTGCCCTGATCGATCGAGATGAGCAGTCCACGCTGGCCAGAGCGGGACTCCTTGATCTTGGTGGTTTCGGTCTTGAGGGCGAACTTGAGCGCGTTGACGTTGCCCACGTCCATGAGCGTCGTGAGAACGCCGGCATTGGTTTGGCCCAGCGCCACGATGCCTTGGCCGGAGAATTGGACACTCATGATGTGCTCCTATGAAGAGGGGTTGCGAGAGTCGGGTAGGCCTTTAAGCTGCGACGATTCCGGCCTTCACCAGGTAGTCGCGGGTCCATTTGTTCACTTCGATGGTCGCGCCCTCGGGGTGATCGATGCCGGCGTCCGTGTGAGGCTTGAGCAGCACCACCTTGATGAGGTCAGGGGCCGGTGCTGCACTTTCGAAGGAGGCGTCTTTGGCCATGGTCGTGGGGTCCTGTGGGTGGGCTTACGGATGGGTGATCAGCGTGGTCGAGAACCCGAACGGGAACCACGCCACACCAGGTGAGTAATCGACCAGTGCGGGCTGTTCCGCGCGCTTCAGCGGGCGCCAGCCAACAGCCGGGGTGAATCCTGCGAGGGCAGCGAGCACCTTGGTGATGAGTGGTCCGGCCGCTTCGCGCGCGCCCTTCCCGCTCTCAGCGTCGTTGGCCGACTTGAGCGCCACCACCACTGTGAATTGCTGGCTCACGACTTGCGCCTGACCGGCGCCGCTCGATTCGCCGACCCGGTCGCGGGTGTAGACCACCACGCACGCGGGCGCGAACTGGGCGATGCGCTTCGCGTCGTCGAGCGACATGAACGGGTAGACGTGGCTGTTGAACTCGGCGACCTGCTCCTTGAGCCTGGCCACGATCCCGTCCCATGCGCTGAAGTAGTTCGTTGGCTGGCTCACTGGAGAGCCTCCGCGACATGCTGCTCAAGCACGTCGAGAATGCCGGCCTCCCACTCAGCAGGCAGGCCCTGCTCGGCGGTCGGCAAGAACGGGCGTGCCGGGATGGTGACCTCTTTGACCTTCGCGAACCCGGTCGGGGTCTTGAACACCAGCCAGGGGGCATTCTTCGCGCGGATGGTCATGCCGGATTGGTGGACGCCGGCATAGAGCACGTTGGTGCCGACCTCGACCGTGTCACCCTGCACGCGGTAGGTGAGGCTGTTGCGCAGGCGGCCGGTGTCCAGCAGCGGCTGCCCCTGACGCATCTTCAGCGGCAACCAGGGTGCACCGTAGGGGCTCGCCGAGCTGGCGAACGCGAGCGAGGCCTCCTCGCGCACGTAGTGACCAATCGCCTCCAGCGCGGGCTTGCGATCCGCGCCAACGCTGGTCAGCCGCGCAAATAGCGCAGCCACCTGAGCGTCATTGATTTCGATGGAGACAGTCATGCGAACGTGTGTTGCGGGTAGTCGTAGGCGGCATCGAATGCAGCACCCATCGAGAGCTTTCGGGTGCCTGCTGCGGCACCAGGCGACTCCGTGCCTGATGCGGTCTGGATCAGCGCGCCAGCGTCATCAACCAGCGATGCGCGGCCCGCCTGCACATCTCTCAACCACGAAAGCGCTTGCCGGTACCGGGCGGCAACCTCTTCAGGAACCGCGTCGTCGTAGAGCCGGTAACGCGCGATATCACATGCGACGCGAGTGAGGAGACGTGGCGCCGGATCGATCGGCACGTCGTACACCCCGGCGATGTAGCTGTGGATTTCGTTGTCGGCATCGGCGAAGGCCTGATTCGCAACCGCGTCGTTGACGGCCGTGTTCGCCGCCCTGTCCGTCAGTCCGATCAACTCGGACGCGGAGAACAGGGCGTTGAACGCATCGGCCGTCGCGTAGGTCATGGACGGTCAGTTGCTGGAGTAGCCGCGCACGAGGACGGCCGGGCGCTTGCAGATCGTGAGCGGGTTCGACTGGGTATGAATGTCGTAGCCGCGCTGCCACTTGTCCTCTTGGATCTTGGCGTAGTACACCTGCCCGAGCTTGTTCACCGACTCGTTGAAGTCGGCAGGCGCCCACAGGGTGTCGAAGGTTTGGCGCGTACCCTCGGGGTAGAAGCGCACGTCGCCATCGGGGATGAAGTCGATGTCGGTCCCGCCTGTACCGGGCGCTGCTCCGACGTACTCTTCAAAGGTGATATCGCCGAACTTGAAGCTGGTGCGCACGTCGCCGGCGATGTTGTCGGCCGCCGCCTGCCAGTTGAGGAACGCCTTCTGCACGTTCGCGTGCGACGTGAACTTGTCCATCCAGGTCGCGGAAGCGATGGCGCGGACACGCGTCATAGTGTCGCCCTTCAGGTTCTTCTCGATGTGGCGCTTCACCTCCATGCACTTCTTGCGCACGTCGGTGTCGGCTGTACCGAGCGCGAAGTCGACCACCTTCTGCGTGATGCCGAACTCGGTGAACCAGTTGTAAATCACCGTCGAGCCGTCGGCATCAAGCAGCGTGCCGCGCAGGGCACCAGCGCGGTGCCACTCGTGGGTGATCTCGTGCTTGTCACGGCACTGCCCCAGGCGCTGGTTTACCAGGTCGGAGACGTTCATCAGTTCATCGCCGCCGAACATGCGAACCGCCTCGACGTCCTTCGCGTCGATGTGGTCCTCGTGAATGATCTGCGGGATCACGAAAGGCCGGATCTTGCGCTTGTTTTCCTTGCCCACAGAGCCGACATTCGGCCCGAGGGCCGTGGTCGGCAGAATGGTGAGGATGCCGTTCGCTTCCTCAATGAGCACCGTGCGCGTGATCGCGCCCCGACCCGGGAAGATGCCGAGTTGTCCCAGCCGGCTGTACTTGTTCGGGATGACGTTGATCGCATCCGCGATCTCAGCCGCGGTGAAGAGGGTCGCCAGGTTCAGCATGGGCATGGAAGTGACTCCGGGGAGTGGTAAGAGGTTGCTATGGCCGAGGAGGGATCAGTAGGCGTCGCGTTTGACGATGCCCATGGCAAGGAGGGTCGCGAGCGCCGTGGCCTTCGCGCTGTCGGAGATGCCCGCCGGCCAGACAAGACCGTCGCTCGAAACCACAGCGGGGCCGCGAGCCAGATAGACGCACGGGGCATCAGCTGCGCTTGCGTCACAGTCGGTGGCAAGCACTCCGACCGGGATCTGGCTGCCGTCATTCGCGGCCGGCGTGAGGGCCGTGAGCTTGCCCGAGCCTTCCGCAACGGTGACCAGGAATGTGTCGCCGACCACGAAATCAGTGGCGCCATCGGCGATCGAAAACTTGATGCGATTTGCGAACGTCTGCCCGACAGCGATCACGCCCAGGCACGCGCCGCTCGGCGCGACGACGTTGAAAATCCCGCCGTTGGTCACCGCCTGGTGGCACTTGACGGTGTAGACGCCAGGGGCGGCACCGGCCAGCACCGGCGTGGTGCCGTCGAGGGTCATGGCGCCGTTGCCCGTGTTCCCCGCGTGGGTTTCGGTAGCGCCCGCGGTGAGGATCTTGCCGAGCACTGCGCCAACCGTCTGCGCGGCAGTGCCGGACTTCATGGTGCCGGCCTCGCGCGTGTAGAGCCGCTCGGAATACTCGCGCTTGATGATGTCGCCGATGCGCTTCGCTTCGGTGTAGGTGGTCATGTCCCGATTGCTCCAGGTGGGGTTAGGATCGGCAGCAGCGCTTACTTCACGCCGTGCATGGCTTTTGCGGACGCGAGCAGCACGCCGCCGGCGGTCGGCTTGTGGTCGCCTTCGCCAGTTGCAACGTGGCCGAACAGGGCGCCGGGCAGCTTCTGCTTTGCAGCCGCTCGAAGGTCGGCAGACACGCTCGCGAAGAGCGCCTCGGGCA